CGGCACAACGCTTGATTTTGTTGACGCAAGCGGCTGGAGCGATAACACCGTCTACGGAAGCGGAAATTGGTTCATTTTTATTGATGAGCTAGGCGGCATTCGCCTGTACGACAATTTTGACGACAGCCTTGAAGGCAGCACTGCAGGTCTAGTGCCACTTGCTGCAATTGCACGCGACATTCCAATTCAAGTTACTGTTCGAGATCGTGGCAGCAGGTTGCTTGCCTGCGTGACTGATTACGAACTAAATACAAACCGCGAGACGGTTGATGTCACTGCACTGAGCGACCGCTACAGGCAGCAATACAGCAGCTTGATCACAGGCTCGGGTCGTATCACAGCGCAGTGGGATTACGTCAACGAGGCCGGCCAAGAGCCAGTGCATTACTTGATGCAGCTGGTTTTGCGTACTGAAATAGGTTCTGGGCTGCATATGAAGTTGTATGTCAAAAGCGCAGATACTGACGCATCGGGCGGACCTTTTTCCGCAACGCAGCTGAATGATGCGCTGTGGTGGGAGTTTGACGCGCTGATCACGAACAGTGCTACCAGCTTTGCGCCAGGCAACATCATTGTGTCCACAATCGACTTTGTGGCTACTGGCGCGATCAAACTTCGAGCGCGGACGACAACCCAAAGTCGGTTGCTGCAAGAAGCTGGAGACCCAATTTTGCTGGAGCAAGGCGGGTACTTGCTGTTGGAAGGCGAGGACGCCGCCTAAGATGGTTGCAATGAGGTAGCACGCACAATGGCCGACCTGCGGATCAGCGAACTACAAACGCTTGCAGGCGCCAACCTTGCAGCGGGCGACTACATGCCGTTGGCGGACGTTAGCGCTAGCGAGTCTCGCAAAATCACCGTTACAGATTTTCTCGGCAATGCCGTAACGCTGCTGGCGGATGACACCATCCCAAGCGGCAAGATTTTGTTTGGGTCAGGCACAATTCCTGGCACGGCACTAGAGACTGGCACTGTACCAACCGGCGCATTAGCTGCCAATGCGGTCAGTGCAAGCAAACTGGCGGATCGTTCAACCGTCAACCTCGTTTCAGCGCTTCCGGCGTCTGGATCGTTCATTGGCCAGCTGGCGCTTGATGTAAGCGGTAGCACTGTTTACTGCTGGGATGGGTCGCAGTGGCTGTCCATCAAAGCCGCTGGTTCTGTTAATACAGTCATTGGCGATAGCGGCGGAATCGTCAATATCAGTATCAACCAAGTAGGCGATAGCGTCACGATCAGCACCACGCTGGATGACACCACTGCAGCAGGGCAATTCCTTGCTGGTCCTAGTGGCAGCGCAGGTGCCGCAAGCTACCGCACCATTGCACCAGCTGATCTGCCAACTGCTGCGACTGGCGCAAAAGGCGCCGTTCAGGTCAACGGCAATGGCCTTGCGATGAACGGTGATCGTATTGAAATTGACAATACGGTTGCTGCAAATACTGCTGCGTATCATGTCACCCAATATGACGCAAATGGCCTGATTACCGCAGGTCGCGCAATCACCGGCGCAGATCTTCCGGCGGCAACTGCCAGCACGCTCGGTGTTATGTTTCCAGGGAGCGGCCTGGCGGTCACAAATGAAGGCGAGCTAAACCATAGCAATAACATCACCGCTGGCACGCACACCAAAGTCACGATTGACGCGCAAGGTCATGTAACTGTTGGCGCAGATCTTGACGCTGCAGACATCCCAGAAATCAGCACTGACAAGCTGACCAGTGGTGAGCTGCCGACAGATCGCATTGCTGATGATGCAGTCACTGGCGCCAAGCTTGCCAACTCTTCTGTTACTCAATTCGGTGGTGCCGCCAGCACTGAAGGCGTTGTCACTTTCCCGACTGCTGAATTTACAGGTCAGTATTTCTTTGACAGCATCAACGGTGATCTTTACTTGTGGGATGGCAATGCTTGGCAAGCAATTACGATCACCGCAGGTGAAATCATTTACGCAGGCACATTTGATGCTTCTGCCGGCTCCGGCACGGGTCAAATTGCATCGCTGACAACTGCTGGTCAAGCAATCGGTTTGACCGTTGGGAGCGCATTGCCAGCCGCTAGCGCTGCTAACAATCGCTATTACTTAGTCGTCAGCGTTGGCGGCACGATCACAAGCGGCAACGCGCCAAACGTTGCGCTTGCTGCGCCGGACATGATCCTGTCCAATGGCAGCAGCTGGGAAGAGATTGACGTTTCCACATCTGTTACTGGCGCCACGCAGGCAAGCAACATTACGGTCACGCCTGCTGGTGGCATCCAGTCCACCAATGTGCAAGCAGCGCTGGAAGAGCTTGATACCGAGAAGATTGGCGCAGCTGGCGCCACAATTACAGGTGAGCTGCTGATCGGCACGACTGGTGCGCTGGCATTTGAAGGCAGCACTGACAATGCGTATGAGACCTATTTGGCTGTTACCGATCCGACAGCTGATCGAACAATCACCTTTCCAGATCGCAGCGGCACAGTCATCACGTCTGGAGACACTGGCACGGTCACAAATACGATGCTTGCCGGCAGCATTGCGCTAAGCAAGCTGGCAAACCTGACCAGTGGCAGCATTATTGTTGGCAGTGCTGGTAATGTGCCAACTGCTGTTGCTGTAACGGGTGATGTCACCATTAGCAATGCAGGCGTTACTGCAATTGCTGCAGGCGCAGTCATCAATGCTGACATCAGCGCTAGTGCTGCGATTGCATTCAGCAAGCTGGAGGCTTTGAACAGTGGATCGCTTTTGGTCGGTAATGCAAGCAATGTCGCCACTGCAGTAACACCAACCGGAGATGTAACCATCTCCAATACTGGCGTCACTGCCATCGCTTCTGGTGTCATTGTTAATGCTGACATCAACGCATCAGCAGCTATTGCAGATACCAAGCTTGCCACCATTAGCACTGCTGGCAAGGTAAGCGGCGCTGCAATCACGAGCGGCAACATCAGCACTAGCGGCAGCATTGCGACCACAAGCACACTTGCTGTTGGGCAATCAAGCGTTGCCGCCAACACTGATCTAGACCTTGCCGGCACCTATGCGCAAACAGTTGTAACCGTCTCTGCGCTTGATGTTGATTGCAGTACAGGCAACTACTTCATCAAAACGATCAACGCCAACAGCACTTTTACTTTTAGCAATGTACCAGCCAGCCGCGCCTATAGCTTCACCTTGGAGCTGACGCATACAAGCGGCACTGTGACGTGGCCTGCTGCGGTAAAGTGGCCAGCAGATACAGCGCCAACATTGACTGCAGGCAAGACCCATTTGTTTATGTTTGTCACTGATGACGGCGGCACTCGCTGGCGCGGTGCGGCACTTGTGGATTACGTGAACTGATATGGACAGGCTCACTCAATCGCTATTTACGGCTTCAGCGGGGCAAGCCACTGATCCCTTAAACCCGCTGGATTTGACTATCGGGCAGTCGTATGGCGGCGGATATTTTGCCGGGTATATCAGCCATACTGCAAATAGCGTGCCGACTCATGCGTTGATCGTTGCGCCTAGGGCAACTGGTGAAACACAGGCCGTGATGAAAACTACAGATACAGCAACATCTGGTACACAAAGCCGTTATGACGGTGCAGCTAACACGGCAAATATGAACAATACGGCACACCCTGGCGCTTATTTTTGCGCCAATTTATCAACAGGCGGTTACAGCGACTGGTATATGCCTGCAATTGACGAGCTTGATATTGCTTACCAAAACCTTAAACCAGACTCAACGGCAAATTTCACTTTTTACAGTCCAGCAAACAATTACTCAGTGCCTGCTCGCACTTCCGGCTATACGTCAAGCGTGCCAGGTCAAACAACAGTTAGCGCGTTTCAAGCAGGCGGCAGCGAAGCATTTACTACATCAGTTTCTGGCACAGCTGTTGGCACATGGTCATCAACGGAAGGTGGTAGCGGAACCTATGGGCTTTACCTGTATTTTGCAGATGGCAGTCAATCCAATATCCCTAAGTCTGGTTACTCATACATGGTCCGCGCTTTCCGCAAAGTTGCGGTCTAACCCTGCAGTTCAGCCATGTACGTTCTCGCCCCTAACCAAATTGTTGCGGTGTATCCGTACTCAGTGGATGCACTGAAGCGTGACAACCCAACCACAAGCTTTCCTGCACAACTCAGCGATCAAGACCTCGCTGCTTGGAGCGTGTACCCAGTAACCGCAACGGAGCCACCGGCCTGCGATCCAGCAACGCAAACTTGCACGCAAATCAACCCAGTATTTAACAACAACGCTTGGGTTATGCAATGGGAAGTGACACAAGCATCTGATCAAGAGATCGCCGCACGCTTGCAAGCAAAAGAGCTTGAAGTGCGACTTGAACGCAACGCAAAACTTGCTGATTGCGATTGGACGCAACTGCCGGATTCGCCTGTAGATGCGACGCCTTGGGCTGTCTACCGTCAAGCACTGCGCGATGTGCCGAGCCAGGCAGGGTTTCCGTGGAGTGTTCAGTGGCCATCACAGCCCTAAACTACTGTTACGAGCTGCGCCGCCATGATCTATCCCGCCACATACGACATCACGATCCTGCAAAACGCGACGTGGAGCGGGACGTTCAGGGCAACGCAAAACCGGCAACAGCTGACCAGCATCAGCATCGACGCTGGGACGCCAACATTCCTGTGCAGCTGCCACGGCTTCAGCGCTGGCGACAAGGTGGTATTTACAGGTGGTACGCTGGTGCCATGCGGGTTGACGCTCAATGCGGTGTATTACGTCATCGCGGCCGGCTTGACCACCGATGCGTTCCAGGTCAGTGCCACCAGTGGCGGCAGCAGTATCAGCGTTAGCGGCAGCGCGACGGGTACGTTTTATGTTGCTGAGCCGCTGAACCTCGGTGGCTACACGGTTGATGCGGATATCAAGGGCTTGACGGATCTCGTGCAGGTGGCGACTTTTACGCCAACACTGACCGATGCCGCTAACGGCGAGTTCACGCTGGAGCTAACACCTGCCACGTCTGCTGGCATCGACGCTGGCCGCTATGGCTACGACGTAAGCCTGACCAGCGCAGGTGGCGCCCGCTATTATTGGCTTACAGGCGTGGCAACTGTGCAGACCACCTATTCGCGGAACTGAGCCATGTCGGATGTGCAAATCGCTGTTATTGATCAGCAAAATACGCAAGTCACACTTGCTGTTCCTGGCATCCAAGGCCCGTCATCGCTTGCAGATGGCGACAAAGGCGATATTACTGTCAGCGCATCTGGCGCTACTTGGACAATTGACAGCGGCGCTGTCAGCACAAGCAAGCTAGGTGGTGACATTACCACAGCCGGCAAAGCACTGCTAGATGACGCTGATGCAACTGCTCAGCGCACAACACTTGGCTTGGCCATCGGTGTTGACGTTCAAGCTTATGACGCAGATACCGCCAAGGTGGATGTTGCTCAAACTTTTACGGCGGCACAGCGCGGCGAAATCACGGCATTGACTAGCGCTGCAACTATCACGCCTGATTTTGCTGATAGCAATAATTTTAGCGTAACATTAGACACCAACGCGACACTAGCTAATCCGACTAATTTAACTGCAGGTCAATCCGGCGCTATTTGGATCACGCAAGACGCCACCGGTAGCCGCATATTGTCTTATGGCAGCTACTGGGATTTTACGGGAGGTGCTGCGCCAACGCTGACTGCAACAGCCGCTGCCGTTGACTGCTTGGTTTATGCCGTGCAGTCGAGCACCAAAATTACCGCCACCTTGCTCACAAACCTAAGCTAATGATCCCCGGAAGCACTAATACTCTGCTGCTTGCTAGCGCTGGTGCTGCTGAGTACCAGATTGAACGTAGCGTTCGGTTTAACTCAGCCGATAGTGCTTATCTGAGTCGTACACCTTCTGTTGCTGGCAACAGGAAGACGTGGACCTGGGCGGGGTGGGTGAAGAGGAGTGGATTGGGAACAGAGCGGGCTTTGTTTGGGACTACCGATGCCTCAGCAAATACAACAAGTCTCACCTACAAAGGCAGCACTGATACTTTTCAGTTCTATCAGTTTACCTCTGGATCGTACAACGGGAACAAGATTACTACCCCAGTTTATAGGGACACATCAGCGTGGATGCACGTTGTCGCGGTGTGGGATACCACAAATGCAACAGCGAGCGATAGAATGCGTCTGTATGTCAATGGCGAGCGTGTAACTAATTTTGGCACAAGTTCCGACCCATCTCTAAATTCAGACAGTCGCTGGAATCAAAATGTTTACCATTCGATTGGACAACTAAATGGTTCTTACTATTTCAGCGGCTACCTTGCCGACATCCACTTTATCGACGGCCAAGCCCTAGACCCCACCAGTTTCGGTGAGTTCGATGCCAACGGAGTGTGGCAGCCCAAGGCTTATGAGGGCAGCTACGGCACCAACGGATTCCACCTTCCGTTCTCCGATAACAGCACCGCTGCAGCACTTGGTACGGACACTAGTGGCAACAGCAACACCTGGACCGTCAATAACATCTCTGTCGCTGCTGGTGCAGGCAACGACTCCCTCGTAGACACCCCAACCAACTACGGCACCGATACAGGCGCTGGTGGAGAGGTGAGGGGGAACTATGCGACGTTGAACCCGCTTGATGCTGGCATAACTGGACTATCTAACGGAAACCTTGACGCTGCTAGTGCCAACGCTTATCCAACCATCATTCCTGGATCAGGGCAGTGGTATTACGAAGTAAACAGCACTGGTTACACATGGGATGGCACTAG